ACAAGTGATGAGGGATTTGTTCGTGTCTACGAAAGAGTTAAAAAATCAAAAGATTTGGAAAAGATTCCAGTTAAAAAAGCAAAACCACAAGGAGCAAACTGGTTACAAACAAGAAATAATCGTGTTCGTGCTAAATTAGGTCAACTTATGAAAATGAAAATACCATGGTTTGATAAAAATGGATTACCCACAAAAATGCACACTATTCTTATTATGTGGGCATTTAGTCCATCACCCGAATATCTGGAAAAATTAGACTTAAAAAAGTTGTTAGAAAATAAAATAAAATGAGAAGACCACAATCTGATTCAATCTCACCCGACTACATAGTATCAAGTCACGACGCAAGAGGAAGAGTATTTAGAATTCAACAAAAATTAAAAATGTCAATTATCATTGAGCTCTGTAGCTCAATCATATATGGTTACTATTATAATCCAATTTTATTCTTTTTACCATGGATCATTACAGGAATCTATGGTATATGGAATTTTGAAAAACGTTTTATCATTAGTTTTCAGTTATATGTTATAACTAATATTGGATTACGAACATACTCCGCAGGCGAAGAAGAAATAATTTGGATTAAATTATTTTTTCTCATGTTTGTGCCTTTTCAATACATGACTCTTTATTTTTGCTACCTTTTCACTTGGACAATTAGTTTATTAAGTCAAGCTGATTTGGATTATTTGAGAATTGGCTGGCGTCCCGTAGATATTTGGTGAAAATTAGTGGATTCTAATTTTTTCTATTTTAATGTTTAATATCCCACATATAAATTCACCAATTTCATTCTTATGATTTCCACTAAAACGAATATTACCATTTTCATCAATTGTTCCACTACAGGAAAATTTTTTCTTTGCTTTTTGAATAATTTCCTTTTTCTTTTCATCAGGATACTGTAAATTAGAAATTACTGTCCAAGCTTTCTTTGTAGTTCTTTGCTGTATAGATATATCAATAAAATTATATGCATCATTTATTTGTTCTGTATTATTAATATTAAATAATTCATCGTTATCTATATTCATAATTATAATAAGTAAAATATTAATAATATTTTACGAATAAATTTATAACATTTTTTACACAATTTAATAATCACTTTTACTTACACAAACGTAATGACTGGCAAGTATTTGCGAAATTATTTTGCTCAATCAATTTTGAAACAATTTGTGAATAATAGAAAGGAATAATGTAGTTACATGGTTTTACATATTTCAATTTAACATCTTGACAGAACATCTCTCCAAATTCAATAATATCATTTAAGGTATTATTATGGTGTAGGAAATTTTCGATTTTATAGACTGAATATCTGCAAAAATCACATTCACTTACTTCATTGTTTGCACTAAACTCCTCACAAAAATGTAATTGCGTACAAACTTTATGCGAGTTCTCTTTGTCTACAATGAAAGTAATTAACTTGTGAAAATTTGCATTAATAAATCCATCACACATTTCCTGTTTTGATTTGGGCAATCTGTCGCATAGATTATCCAGAAAATGCACAGCGTCTTCTTCACTTGTATTTTTGGAAATAAAGTTTTCACCCTGATCAACTAAGAATTCACATATTGGACAATAAATTGATTTATTAACATCCATTTTAATATCCTCCAAATAAAGGTTCACCCTGCTTTTGGAAAGGTGATGTTTTTCAGCATTTACTATCGTTTCTCCCATTAATGGCATAGCCAAACTGGCCATGACACAAGATAAAATCAATATAAAAGGAATTTGGGTTTTCATTGTTATATAGAATGTTATTTAAGAAAATTTTAAATCATTTTTTTTCTAGGAGAAATTTCTCAACAACTAATTTCAGCCAATACAAAGAATTTCTGTCAGATCAACAGAAAAAACTAATTATTGTTTATGGTCCAGCTGGGACAGGTAAAACAATGATGGCTTGTGAGGAGGCAATCATTGGATTAAAACAGAAAATGTTAAAAAAAATTGTTATTACGCGACCGGTTGTAACAGCGGATGAGGATATTGGATTTTTACCCGGAAAATTAGAGGATAAAATGGCACCATGGACAAGACCAATTTTCGATGTATTTTTTGAACATTATACCAGGAAAGCTGTAACAAGTATGATTAATGAGGGAATTATTGAGATTGCTCCACTTGCTTATATGCGAGGGCGAACATTTAAAAATGCGTTTATAATTGGAGATGAGATGCAGAATGCGACAGAAAATCAGATGAAAATGTTATTGACAAGGATTGGAGAGAATTCAAGATTAGTTGCGACAGGTGATTTAGACCAGAATGATTTGAAAACAGGAAAAATATCTGGATTGAAGGATTTCATAGTAAGAATGGAAAAGGAGCAAGATAGTATGATAGGAGTGGTTCGTTTAAAAAAGGAAGATATAAAGAGAAGCGAGATTGTTTGGAAGGTGGTTAACATTTATGAAAAAAATGATACAAATTAAACTAGATACATTATATATTACTTCAATGGAAGAATTGCGTAAGATACAAGAGGCAAGATATTTGGCTCAACTTGCTAAAGAAAGAGAGAAGGCTGATGCAGACGAAGCTTTGAAAAAAGCGGAAGAGATGCGAATTGCTGAGGAGACAAGGAGAAATTTTCTTCTTGAAAAATATGCGAGATTATTTTCTATGAATTATCCTTCTGAAAAATCGGCAATGATTGGACGTTTTTTGCGAAGGTGGATTTCAAAAAATCCACTTCGAGAAACGATTTTGATACATGGTGAACGATATCCCTTTGCGGTGGCGTTGGAACTTTCAGACAATGATGTTCCTCCATTTGATACTCAGTGGGCAAAAAATGAAATCAATGCCTATTTTAGGAGAGAAACTAATTTGGAGAGATATCTCGGAATGAGATTGTCTCAAGAACAAGAAATTGAATTTATGCTGATTCCTTGGATCAATCAGAATCGTTCAAAACTAACATGGGAAAATTGTATTATTCCATGTGTAGATGATGGACTATTTGATTTTCTCGCTGTGAGTGATCCTCAGGAATTTATTTTGAGATTTCCGTTTGCTCCAAAAGATGACAAACATCAATCTGACATTGCCTTTTGGTTTTGTGTCTTTATTGCGTGTCAGATTATTCCTATTCCAAATTGGATTGGATCCAATCAGGATTATTTGATGAGTTTGGCAGAAGAAAAAATAAAGGATGGCATTGATTCTCTTGGAAAAAGGCACCAGGCTATGATGGAAATTCTTAATCCAGTTTTACCGGATCCCAATGATATATGTCGTTGTCCGGGATGTGATACAAGTATTCGTTTCAGGTCCATGTATAGCCGTCCAGGAGGGTCTATTTACTTTTGTAGATATTGTGCAATTGGCATGGGAATAGATGTGAATGTTCTTCAATCAAGTCAGGAAATATTGGATGAAATTAATGTGGATTCTCTTTCAGATATTCATTCTCAGGTGGAAGAACCAATTGAGGAATTTTCATCTGATTCAGAGTAAATTATTTATAATAAATTTGTTCGGCTGGTACAAACCAGATTGTACGTCCTTGTTTATCTTTTATTTTTTCGGTGGGGTTTCCGAGAGGGCTTTTAGGCTGTTTATAGATAACAAATTTGTAGTCTGATTTTGTTGTTTGTTTTTTGTAGCTATTTTTCATTGTTTTGATGATACATTTCAGTAATATTTGGAGAATATCTGGGGGAATATTTCCTATTTCAGTGTTGGGATGTATTTTGGAGCAATACATGATATCAGCGCGAAGATAATTACCGACTCCACTGATAAACCGTTGGTCGAGAAGGAGTTCTCCAATTTTTTTATTTTGGGAAAATTTACCTATATGAGCGAGGAATTCAGAGGGAGTGATGTGATTTTGGAGAGGATCAAATCCTAATTTGTTTAATTTATTGAGGAGAACGTTAGGATCGTTTGTGAATTGGATGGTTCCGAAATTACGGAGGTCATTGAAAACAAGGGAATTGTTTATAGAAGAGAAAACAATGTGATCGTGTTTTATTAGTTTTGGAGGATTTTTTCGTAATTTAAGTTTTCCGGTCATTCCGAGTGTAATCATGATGGTCCAATTTTTGGAGAGTGAGATGTAAATAAATTTTCCTTTTTGGTGAATGCCTAATATTTTAAGAGGGAGTGATTTGGAAAAATTATCGAAATTTATTGGTTGAGAATGGCGGGTATATCTTCCTCCATGGATTGTGATAGATTCAAGGATTTTATTTTTTAATTTTTGTAATTTTTCAGTTTGTATTTTTACTTCTACACCTTCGGGCATATTTATAATTTTTGGAGATAAAAAAATTGATTTTATTGGAAGATCATTTTGGAAAGTATAATGATGAACTTTTTTACGACATTATTTAATGAGGATGAGATCCTCACAATTGTAGATAAAGGATATGAAAATTTCAATATCAGGTTTTTATTTTGTAATGATCAGCAACGATACTTACAAAAAGTATATAAATTTATGTGTAAGTTATGTGGTCAGATAGAATATCTTAACTTAAATGAAAAAACAGTAAATAATATGATAGATAACTATAATAACCTTTATGAAATGTTTTTCGAGATGAAAAAAAGTGAATATTTAAAAGGTAATTAATATTATAAGTAAGTAGTATGCCACCCAAAAAAGAGAAAAATGCAGTAGTACAACCTGACATAAATATTAAACGTTTTAATGAGGATGTAATTGCTATTTTGGAGCGATGCCAACGAGAAATAAAATATAATATTATTGATGGAATCACATATTCAAAAATGGTTCAAAGAGTAATGTTAAAAGATGAGCCAGAATTAGTTCGTTTGGAGAGATTCTTCTTGGAACAAAATATTAATGTTATCAAGGATAACGTGGCACAGGGTGTTTTACCATTAATTGCTACAAATGACATGTATGAAAGAATATTATCATTTATTGAATTTACACCGTTAAGTAAAGACATATTTTTAGTATTTGGGCAATTGAAAAATCTGAATTTTCAATTAACATTGAGTTTTGTTAAAATTATTTTTATGGAAATTCTTAGGAATGGAAGAAACAAGTCAAAATTTTATCAGAGAGTGAAAGATATTTTTGATAACCATGATGATGAATTACGATCCTTTACGAATTGGATACAGATAGAAAATCAGTTTGGAAACAGTGTTGTTTTCTTTTTACTTTCTTTGTTGGTAAGTTCAACAAATTGTTTAAGTATTTATGTTAGTGAAACAGATATGTCTGTAACATTTGATAGTTTGAAGGGTATGTATTGTATTCATTCAAAACAAAATGTTTTAACGAACGATGGTGTAAAAAATTTATATCAGCAAATTCTGAACACGAATTATGAAATAACATTAGATGAAATTCCTTTTCTTTCTGGTAATGGGCAACCAAAATCTGAATACAATTTAAATGTGTATTTGGTGATGGATACTCGTACGAAGAAAACAAGTATAGAAGGAGCTCATTTATTAGAATCAAGAAATCATATAATTCTTAAAAAATATTATCAGTTATTATTTCATGATCCAACAATTACATTTATGAATGAGAGAAATCACAATTATATTTACAATTTTTTATACACTTATCTATTGTCATTCAATATTTTTTTGAATGCGAAGATTAGACCTGCTGATAAAGATCGATATCTTTTAGCAGGCAGTGTTATTAAAAGTGCGTATAATGTACGAGATTGTAATGATGTTGATTTTTTTGTTTTGGATCATGAGGACAATATTGAGAAATATGGTAGATATGCACCAAATGTCGGTGTTTCAGGTATTTTTGATGATTTTGGGAAAACCTATTATGGAAATGAGGATTATTATTATCCGATGATTCCGAAGTTTTTCGAGAAGCAGAAAGAGATAAAGGAGCGTCAGAGGGCGGAAGATTCTAGTGGAACGGTGAAACGTGAAGAAAAGATGATATTAAACAATTTTCCAAGATTTTCAGCAAGTGGCTTGAAAGCGGGAAGATATGTTGATATTTATTCTGGAGAATGTCGTCGTATTGGATATGATATTGATAATTTGGATGAATTAGTGAGTAATCCAGATTATAGAGTATATTTTTTGGGATGCCCGATAATTCAGCTGAAATTGGAGATGATTCGGGACAATATAAAGGATATTGAACTGGAGAGAGTTTCAAAGAAGCAGATGCATGATTTACATTTTTTGAAAACGAATTATGAGAATTTGTTTAGTGAAATGGATAAAATCGAGTTTGATTTCAAGAAATTGGAATCGAGAGATAAGGTTTCTTTACCTAAAATTTTACTTACAGTGAATTGTTACCATAAAGAATTACAATCTGAT